CTTAGCTGCTGATCACCTAATTCTATTGATTTTAAAACATTCACACTTATCTTTTCAGATTATGTTGTAGTTCAATAGACTATAAAGGCTTTCCAGCAATTAACCTGATACTGGCTATTTTTACTTAACCAGCTCCATTCGCAAGTTTCTTAACATCAGCATTCGGATCATCTACTAATTTACCATCTTTTTGGATTTTCCCAAATGTCTTACCCATCGCAGTTTGCTGATAAAGTTTTGTAGCCAACGCTCCACTCATTTCTTCAAGGGCAGTAGTAGTATCCAAAGTTATATATGGATATGTTACTCCTTGTTTCTTAAGTTCAGAAAGTATATTGCTCAATTCTGCAAATGTATTTGCTTTTACGGTCAATCCTCCTACATGGTCACTACCTTCCTCAAGGTCTATCAACAGATTATCTTTAAGCAAACTTAAAGCTGTTGTTTTCCCCTGCTTAGGACGAGCATATATTATAAGTGTCTTGGGATCTATTGTCAATGGTTCCTTCGGTATCTTTGGAAACTCCATTACTTAAGATTGTATTTCACTCCTTTCTCACGTCTTTCTCTGTTAGACTTCATAAAAGCCTTTAATTCATTTTCTCTGTTCATTCTATTTATTTAATAACCCTCAATTATTTGACAATCTGATATGTCATAACTTCTACTCTTTCTATCTCCTACAAGATATAATGTAAGATCCGAAGAGTAATATCCATTATTAAAGCCATATCCCGGAATTCTTACTGTATGTCCGTTAATAGGCACAAGTTCAATTCCATATTCCTCAATACGTCTAAAGAAATCATCATTACTTAGATCAAATTCCAATCCCTCAAAGTCTGCCATTGTCAGATCTTCCAAAGAAAGATAATGTGATTCACAGCAATCAGATTCATGGTCAGAATATAATTTCATCCCATTATCAAATTCTATAGTATCATCTTTAATACTTACTACTTTTACTTTTTCCATCTCTATCAATTACTCATACAATCTTCTTACTTTTTCATACACCTTATTCATCTCAGGATCCTTAGCTGATGGAAGCTCTCTAAAGAAGTTTACAGCACCATCAAAATATAGTGGTACTCTCGTGTTGGCTTCTCCATCTCTACTCTTAAGAGTAATAAGCATTCTGAAATGATCTTGCATCTTAAGTATATCATAACCATGATATTCTTCTATCTGATACCTATCAGGTGCAAATAGTCCGAATACATTATCAGCATTTCTTGCAGTCTCACGGTTCGAGGCAAGCATATCTAAAGAGGGTTCCAACTTCTCTACAATGGATATTCCTTTCATAGTGAATTGTTTTTTCTCATTGTCTGCACCCATCTGTTGAACGTCTATTAGAATAGCATTATATCTATCCCTCAATTCAAGGGCATATGTACCACTCCACAATCCCATTGTCTCATGTAATGTCAATCTCTTACCATCCATCTTCTCAGGAGACATCAATCCTACGTGATCTACGATGCACATACAGTACAATTGATCATTATCATGAATGAATTTATCTCTTATGGTCTTATTTTTACCATTAAGCTCTATTTCACGATATGTCCAATGTCCTTGTGTTTCAAGATATTCCTGCATTGTCTTATAGAAACCCGTTGGATTGCGAATTTCATGATGTATGGTTATATACTTAGATAGATCTTTAAAGTATTCTCTTGCCTCTTCTATCTTATCCAGAACATCCTGTTGAAGATAGTAACCTATCTTACCTACAGATCTGAGATCCTTTATACTTACCCGTAATCCTTTATATTTGACATACAGATAGTGGGATATGAGCGACATCATGAATTTCTCTTTAGTTTCCTCAAGAGAAAAGTAAAATAACTTCCACTTGATATCAAGATCAGGATTGTTCTTTATGAAATCATATACCCATATCACATAGATATACCTTACATACTTTGACTTGCCAATTCCTGACGCTGCCCCGTAAATTGAGTAAGTACTTCTTTCTATACCCGGAAAACTACTGGATGCTCTTTCAAAAGGAAATGGTATACAATTTAACTGTCCTGTAGCTGCTCTTTCCTGACGTTTCTTTATTTCAGCTAACGTACTATCAAACAGTTCTTCCCCACTGTGCGGTTTGTTTTCCTCCATCTCCTTCATTGTAAGCATCACATAATGAGGCCAACATTGACTCACCGTCCTTGAATATGAGATACTCTGACATCTTCATGAAAGTGTAACCTTCCTTTGCTTTCTCCTTGATGTATTTTTCAGTTGCCTTTAATATAAGGTCATCACTGTAATCAGGATATTTGCGTTTAAAGAGTTCCATCTTACGCTCAATATTCTTAATATTACCTCTGACAGGTAGATTACCTGTCTTCACATTCACTGGAAATAATTCTCTGTATCTCAAACTGACATCTGTGACATCCTCCTTATTGGTAGGTGTCGTACTGGTCTTTATCGGTAGAAATACATTTCTGATAAGATCCTTTCCAAGATCTGTAAGCTCACTCTTTGTATTAATATATCCTGCTTGTTCAAGAAAATTCATATTTGAATTATTCTTCCAATTCTCCTCTCCCCTGCTTCTACTCCATAAGTAGAAAGCTTCGTTAGGTGTTACACCACCTACTCCCATCTCTTTTACATTAATACCTATTATCATTTCATTTACTCTTCTTTTTGTTTAGTGATCTCGACACTGAACTTCATCATACCTAATATTCTCAATGCAACCATTCCGATTGCTAAAAATAAGAATATTCCTCCTAAAAACTCTAAAAATCCTCCCATCATTCTTCTTTTTCATTTAACCACTCTGTCACTATTTGATTTGAAACATCCCATGAACTATTATTTTCAGAAATATGGAAGCTCGTTTCAAATTTATTTACCCTCTTAAGAGGGCCTGTAGTAATTGTTTTCACTACATATTTACCTGAAATATCAGGTAATTCATTTTCAATTGATATCCACTTCATTTCAATGTCTGTATATATGATTCTACATCAGCATGTTTCTTAATATTGAATACTGATGTGTCAATACCTGTCATCATCTTTTTGAACCACTTCTCCTCTTGAGTAGCTATGGTCATGAATATGATGACATTACCTTCCTTACTACCATCAAGTCGTAGACGACCTAAGCGTTGTACCAGTTTTCCAAGATCACTATAGTAACTGATTATCAATAGATTATCTATACCACCTTTGATGTTAGCTCCCTGTTGCAACACTTTGAATGATGCAAGTACCTTACTCTTACCACTTTCAAACTTCTCTCTTATACGTTCATTCTCAGCATCTCTGACCTTCTTTGTCTCTCCTTCCTTTGGAGATCGTATGATATTGTCAGTAAGCTCTTCTAACGCTTCAAGATCATTTGCAAATATAAGTGTTCTTCCTTTAATATTCTGTAATATATGTGACGCTGCTGTGAATTTTGATGGTAATGAATAAAGGAGCTTTGCTCTCTTTGCCATACCATTCTTCACTTTATAATCAGCCTTAGTGTAAACACCTTCCCAGAACATTGCATCATAATACTTATATGCTTTCTGTTCAGTTGTCATGAATGGACTCTTTACAGTACCTCCTTGAATGTTCTTCTCCGAATCATCCAATCTGTGATGTATCACATGGATATTCAATTTCCTACTGTTGCCATCACGCACAGCATCTATAAGTCCATAGGTGAAGCATATCGGAAGATACTTCTTCATCAGTTCAACCTTACTTATCTCAATTCTGTCAAGTACATATGTCCTATCAGAACCTGCTGTTGCAGTTAGACCGATAATATATCCGAACTCATTATTAAGGATCGTATTCAGATACTTGGTTGTGAAGAGTTCATGTACCTCATCAAATATCCCAAGATCATAAGATCTATCCTTTCCTTTATGGGCAGACTGATAACATGCAAATTGAATATCAGGTATCACTGCTTCAGGATAACATTTCTGATAAAATTCAATATCCTTCAACAACTCCTGTTCACGATGTAATGTTTCAGCTAAGAATATCACCTTTGCTTCACCATCACATAATTGATTGACATATACAGCAGCATCAAGTCCTACAAAGGTCTTACCCATTCCAGTATGGAGAACAACAGTATTTCTCATACCTGCTACTCTCCATGCCTCAAATGCTTTGATACCTATACCTCTCCTTCCTTCATCAAGCTGTACTTCTCTTTTTCTGTTATCGAGACTCATCAATAAAATTCCACATTTTTCTCCAACCAATCAGCGATGGTATCAAAAGGATATCCATCATCATTCATTCGGGTTAATACTTCCACCAATTCATTATTAAGAGCAATTCCTTTTAACTCCCTTGGAATCTTCTTAAGATCTACTTGTAGGTCTGCATGGCTTTTGTTAATAATTATTGCAAACTCACCATACCGATTCTTTAAGCGATATAATGGATAATTCATTGCACACGCAACTCCGAGACAACAGAAACCATTTTTTTCTGGATCATATAATGTACCTTCAGCCTGTGCATATTTACCACTCCGTAAAGCTATTATCCATTTCTCAGCAAATTCTTTTGGTAATCTATATTCTTTTTCTTTCATAATTCCTCTAATATCTTGTTACATTCGTTTATCATTTCTTCCACTTGTAAAGTTGTTCTGGTTCTGCACGTAATTTTACAGTTTTACAGAATGGTTCTCCTGCTTTTTCCATGCAATATCTTACTGTATCACTCCATTGTTTCTTCTCTTCTTCAGGAACTTCAAGTATTATCTGATCATGTATCACATTAGGAAACAATACTTTCCAAAAAGCA